GCGCCGATGTTGCAGCAGCAGCCGCCCGCACCCGCGCCGACTACGTTTGAAGAAATGCAACGCGCGGCCAACGCCCGTAACCTAGAAAAACAACGCGCTATTGAAACCATGAAGGCGCAAGTTGCGGCGGAGGCACCGCCGCGCGCCATGACCGCGCAACAAGAGCGCTCCATGCTCAACACGGTATCTAAGGATCGTTTGTCGGCTGAAACCACTATCGGCACTATGGACGATGTGCTTAAGGCCGTGAAAGACGTGCAAGACCTTACACCCAAGCAGAAGGAAAGCGTAACCGGCATAACGGCAAAACTTCCGCCGGTTTTTGCTGACTCACGAACGGCCCGCACCAAACTTGACAATCTCAAGGGCGTGGTAACGCAAATGGGCAAACGCGTTGCGTCGCTCGGCGGCGCAATTGGTAACATGGCGGTTGCGGAATGGAAGATCGTGTCGGACGCCATCGCGTCGTTGGACACGACCAATATGAACACCAAAGACCTTAACGATCAGCTTGACATTATCGCCGCCAAAGCCAACGCGGCGGCCGCTCGCACCAAAGACGCTTACGAACGGCAGTACGAAGAGCTGAAAACTAAGCACGGAACCCGTTTTGATTTGAGCGGCGGCGCTGCGGCAACGACGGCAAAAGTGCCCGCGATTGGTGCGACCGATAGCGGGTATCGTTTTAAAGGCGGCGATCCTGCGAAGGCTGACAGCTGGGAAAAAATCTAATGGCCGGACCTTGGGAGAAATACGCAGCCCCTAGCGCCGAAGAAGGCCCATGGTCTAAATACGCGCCCGCTGCGGAAGCACGCGTGCCAACCGCACCCGCCGCTGAAACGCGCGCGCCAGCCATTGACGCGGTTCCGCAAGGCCGCAGCGGGCGGATGCGCGAGGCGTTCACACGCCCAGCGGACATCAGCAACGTGCCGGTGCAGACGCTGCCGGAGCTAGGCGCGCGGTACAAGGATATTGGCGTCGGCGCAGCGCAGGGCGTTCCAGCGGCTATTGCGGGGCTGCCTGGTGACGTGGCAAGTCTGGTGGTTGACAACCCGTTTACGTCGCAGAACCTCGCAAACGAATGGTTTGGCGCGGCGAATAAAGACGTGGCGTCTGGCCGCATGTTGGGCGGCATAGCTACAGGTCTTGCCGCGCCGGGGCTAGGCGTGGCGAAAAACGCTTTGGCGGCAAGAAATTACCCGCTTGCGGCTAAGGGCGCAGGCGCGGCGCAGTTCGTGCTTGACCCCCTATCGCCAATGGTAGCGGGCGCGATCAATGCGGGCGTGCGCGGCGCGAAAGCCATTGGCAACATTGGGCGCGCGGCTGAAGAGGCTACGCTTACCACGGACGCGCTGTTTGACAGAGCCGTTGGTAAATACGGGGTAATGGACAAATCAAATTTGGCTATCAGCCCTGACGTGCTGCAATCCGCTGTCGGAGACATTAAGAAGTCGCTTGAAACTTCGCGGTATCTGGATGACCTTGACCCCGTTGCGGAAAACTTTTTGAATGCTCTTGAGAAACGCGCGCAGTCTCCGCAATCGCTTACGAAGTTGGACGCATTGCGCGGCAAAGCGCGCGATTTGGCGATGAAGGCCGAAGGCGGCGAAAAGAATGTTTTGTCGTCAATTTCCCGTAAATTGGACGAAGCTCTGAAAACTGTTGACGAGACTAAGGTTATCCCAAAAGACCCGACACTGCCGTCAGCAGACCCCACAACAGTCCGCGAAGCGTTTTTGGAAGCCCGCGACGATTTTTCGCGCGCGTCAAAAAGCCGTAACATTGAAAAGTTAATAAATGACGCGGTTATAAACAGCGATGGCAAATCGCCACCTGTCAAGGCGTTGCAGACGCAATTTTCAAAATTGGCGCGCGACGAAGATTTGTTCGCCCAGTACTCAGCGGCAGAGCAAAAGATAATAAAAGACCTTGCGGCGGGGCGGGTTGGGTCTGACACGCTTCGAGGTCTTGAAAACCTCATGCCTGGTTTCAGCCGGAGCAGCATGTTCGGTAACTTCATGGCCACTATGGCGGGCGTTGCTGGGTCGTCTATCGGCGGTCCCGCCGGAGCTTTGGCCTTTAGCATTCCCGGCGCGATAGGCAAGGCAGCGGAAGCGGCGCGTGGTGCGCAGGCGGTGCCCTTCGCTAACCGATTTGCAGAAGGCATCCGCGCGGGCAATGTCGGCAACGCGATGGCTGAACCGTTTACGTCTACTGCCGCCGTGCGTAACTTCCTTCGCCCCGGCGTCGGTGCGTACAACGCCTTCAATCAGCAATTTAACCAGTGATCGGTGACATGGAACCTCAGACCATTATCAACATCGCTGGCGGTCTTGTCCTCTCGGTTGTGGGCTGGTTGGCGCGAGAGCTGTGGGGCGCGGTCAAGGATCTGCGCGCGGATCTGCACAAGATCGAGGTTGATCTGCCCAAGACCTACGTCCCCCGCGTGGACATTGACGCACGGATGAAACATATCGAGGACATGTTCCAACGCATCTACGACAAGCTAGACGCAAAGGCGGACAAATAATGGCCTTCGGTTTTGACGACGCCATCGCGGCGGCTTTAAAAGTCCTCGACAAATTCGTTCCAGATCCGGAGGCGAAGGCCAAGGCGGAGAGCGAGCTGCGGTCCAGCCTCCAGGCATGGGACAAGAGCCAGACCGACGTGAACGCGGTCGAGGCGGCTAACCCGAACCTGTTCGTGTCCGGCTGGCGCCCGTTCATAGGCTGGGTCTGCGGCCTTGCGCTGGCCTACCAGTACGTTGCAGCGCCGCTCCTGATGTGGGTGGCAACCAGCCTGCACATCGCGATGGCGGCCCCGCCCAAGCTTGACGGGATGCTGTGGGAGCTGGTCTTCGCGCTGCTCGGCATGGGCGGGCTGCGCACGCTGGAGAAGGTTAAGGGAGTGGCGCGCAAATGAAGGGCAACTTCGACCGCAGCTTGAAGATGATGCTGGCGCACGAAGGCGGCTACGTCTGCAACCCGCGCGACCCTGGAGGCATGACCAACCTCGGCGTCACCAAGGCGGTGTGGGAGTCCTACGTCGATTGCGACGTGACGGAGTCGCAGATGCGGGCGCTGACGCCCGCCAAGGTCGCGCCGCTGTACAAGGAGCGGTACTGGGACGCCGTGCGCGCCGACGAGCTGCCAGCAGGCGTGGACTACGCCATGTTCGACTTCGCGGTGAACTCCGGCCCCGTGCGCGCCATCAGAACGCTGCAGTCGTCGCTGGCGATCACAACAGACGGCATGATCGGCCCGCGCACGCTGAAGGCCGTCAGCATGAGCGCGCCCACTGTCGTGATCGACAACCTGTGCCGCGAGCGCGTGCAGTTCTTGGCCCGGCTCTCGACCTACAAGACCTTCGGGCGCGGCTGGACCCGCCGCGTCAACGAGGTGGAAGTGCTGGCTAGGGAGATGGCCGCGCTGCGGTAAGCAAGGCCAGCAGCTCGTCACGCTCGCGTGAGGCGCGCAATGCTGTGAACCGCTGGTGCAACCGCACGACGACTGTGCCCCGGCGCATCCCGACCAGCTCGTCCTGCAACAACTGCTGGACGGCTGCTTCAGACAGCTCGGGCAACTTCTTGTTAAGATCGCGCCAATTCATCGTCATGCTTTCAATTCCTCTAGGGCTATGTCCGAAATCGCGCGCTTGTCGCGCAGGGCGGACCAGATCCGTTCGTCGATAGTCTTATTACAAAGCAGCAGGTAACACCAGACCGGTTGCGTCTGCCCGCCCCGGTGCAGGCGTCCGACCGTCTGCTCGTACAGTTCCAGCGACCACGGCAGCGACACGAAGACGATCTTGTTGCCGCCGTGTTGCAGATTGAGGCCGTGGCCCGCCGACTTGGGGTGGATCAGCAGCAGCTCGATCTGGCCCGCGTTCCAGCGTTCGATGGCGTTGGCGTCGTCAATCGTCTGGGCGTGCGGGAAACGCCGCAACAGCTCGGCCAGCTCCTCCTTGTAGTTGTAGACGACGATCGTGTTTGCCCGCTGGTTCTCATCCAGCAGCTCGGCCAGCCGGTCGAACTTGTGGCCGCTGATCCAGATCGCGCGCTTGTCCACGTCAAACTTGCCCGGCCTGTCGCTGGCAGTCGTCGTGCTGTGGTAGATGAACCCGGAGGCCATCTGTTGCAGCTTGCTCGTCACGGCGGCCGCGTTGGCCGCGATGACCTGATCCGACCCCAGCTCTAGCATCAGGTCGCGCTTCATGACATTGTAAGGCTTGATGTCGGCCATGTCGCACGCCAGCTCGACCGTATGCAGCGGCGGCAGCTTATCGGCGTACACGCCAGGCTCCAGCACGAACGTCGCGGGCTTGATCGTTGCCATGATCTGTTCCAGCGATCCCTTGCGGGGCAACCACTCGCCAAAGTCGCGGTTGATGCAGACGAAGTAGCGTTGCAGGAACGCGCCCTTAGATCGGCCCAGCAGCTTCTGGTCCACGATCTTGCACTGCCCGAACACGTCTTCTAGACCGTTGGATGTGAACGATCCGGTCAAGCCCCAGCGGTAGCGCACGCCCTTGAGGAGCTTCTCCAGCGCCTTAAACCGCTTTCCGCTGGGGTTCTTAACGCGCGTCAGCTCGTCGAACACCACGCCGTCGAAGCGGCGCATGTCGGCGTCCGTCAGCGTCTGGATGTTGTCGTAATTCATCACGACCACGTCGGCGGCGGACGCCAGCGCAGCCCCGCGCTGTGCCGGTGTGCCGACCGCCAGCGCCATCGTCAGCCCTGCCGCCCACTTGGGCCGTTCAACCGGCCACACGTCGGTGCAGACCCGCTTGGGCGCTAGGATCAGCCACCGCCGGGCGTAGCCGTCCGACACCGCCGCCGCCAGCGCCGTGAGCGTGATGGCGGTCTTGCCCGCGCCGACCGGCGCGAGGATCATGGCGGTGTCGTGCTCAAACAGGAAGTCTGCCGCGTCGTCTTGGTACGGTCTGAGCTTCAGCATCCCGTCTCCCGCGCCCACTCGTTGATCTCTTCGCGCGACCACAGGCAGGCGTAGTCCTGTTGCAACGTCAGCATGTCAGCGGCAAACTTGGTCTGAAGCGGTGCCAGCCGCCCGCCCTTCTTCTTCAACTCCACAAACCACGTCTGGCCGTTAGGCAGGCACGCGATCTGATCCGACACGCCGCGCAGCGTGGGCGACTTGAACTTGTAGGTCTTGCCGCCGAGGCGCGCGACCGTCCAGATGAAGTAGGCTTCGATTTCCTTCTCAAGCATCTTTTCCGCTCCCGTTGCAAGAAAAGCTATTGCACGGGGGCCAAACATTGTCTAGCGTCTGGCTTGTCAAAAACGCGGAAGGTTCACGAATGGCACAACACTCCTCTATCGTCGGCGGCTCTACAGCCAAGCGCGTCATCTCCTGCCCTGGCTCGGTCGCGCTCGTCCAGCAGATGCCGCCCAAGCCGTCCAGCAAATACGCGGACGAAGGCACGCTGCTGCACAACGTCATCGCGGAGATCTTGACGACTGACCGCACGCCCGAGAGCTATCTCGGCACGGTTTACGAGGGCATCACGCTCGACCAAGACCTGATCGACGCCAAGCTGCGCCCGGCGCTGGATGCGCTGAACGACATCGACCCTGACAAGACGATGGAATACGCCGTCGAGCAAGTCGTCGGCTTTGGCGATCTGCTGCCCGGCGTGTTCGGCTCCGCCGATTTGATCGGACGGCGCGGCGACCGCGCCATCGTCCTTGACTGGAAGTTCGGCTCTGGTGTCGCCGTGGACGTGGAGGAGAACGCACAGGCGATGTTCTACGCCGCTGCCGCCATGCGCACGCCTGAGACGGCATGGGCGTTTGAAGGCGCGACCGAGATCGAGTGCATCATCGTGCAGCCGCCCAGCGTCAAGCGTTGGGTGACGACGTTCGACCGCATCGCCCAGTTTGAACGCGAGCTGTTGATCGCGGTCAAGACCGCGCAGCTTCCTGATGCGCCGCTGTCGTCTGGCGATCACTGCCGCTGGTGCGCCGCCAAGCCGGTCTGCCCGGTGATGACCGGAGCTGTGGATAGAGCGCTAAAAAATAAGTTGCACGCCATAGACGCGGCGCAGATTGGTGTCTATCTTAAGCAAGCTGAACTGCTAGAGGCATGGATCAGCGGCGTGAACGAGCTCGCGTATCAGATGCTTGATGAAGGTCTGTCGGTGCCAGGCTATAAGCTGGTGCCGAAGCGTTCGACGCGCAAGTGGATCGACGACGAGGTGGCGCTGTCGGCGCTGGAGCGTCTCGGTCTGACTACACAGGAATTGGTGGAGACTTCGGTCGTCAGTCCGGCGAAGGCGGAGAAGCTGCTCAAGAAGCAGAAGGTTCCGCTGCCTGCTGACCTAGTCGTGTCCATCTCAACGGGCAACACTCTGGTAACCGAGGATGATCCTCGCCCAGCGGTGATGCAGATCGGCAAGCAGCTTGCTTCCGCTCTTGGTAAACTCGTCTAAAGGAACACACGAATGTCAAACCTTACTGTTTTCGGCAACGCTAACCTTCCCTCCGCCGCCTCGCTGGCGGACTCCCTGCGCAGCATCAAGACCGGCGTGTCTGATGCCGGTGGCAGCGTCATCCTCAAGATGGACAAGACCGGACATTGGGTGTTCGGCGCTGACCAGACCGAAATTGAGGACGGCGCAACTTGGGCCATCAACCCGTTCTCGTTCGTCCACGGCTTTATCGCTTGGGGCGAAGGTGACGTGCTGGGCGAGAAGATGGTGCCGGTGTCGTCGCCGCTGCCAGAGCTTGACGCCGCTCCGGCGGGTGCCAAGCGTGGCTGGGAGACGCAGGTCGGCATGTCGCTGAAGTGCGTGTCTGGGGACGACAAGGACATGGAAGCCCGCTATACGGTCACGTCCGTTGGCGGGAAGCGTGCTGTGCAGGCGCTGGCGCTCGCCATCGCCAGCCAGGTCGAGAAGGACCAGACGAAGCCGGTTCCGGTCGTTCGTCTGAAGAAAGAGCACTATATGCACAAGTCCTATGGCCGCATCTACATTCCGGTGTTTGACATCGTGGAGTGGATGGGCATGGATGGCGGTTCGACCGAAGCAGACGCGCCTCCCGTCGCTGACGCTCCGGCTGAAGCTCCCGCTGATTCGCGTCGCCGTCGCCGCGCGTAAGGGAGAGTGAAAGCGGGCGCTGCTGCCCCTCCCCCAGCAGCGCCCGCGAGTAACTGTGCAAGATCATGACCGTACTTTTTCTTGACTTTGAGACGCGCAGCCGCTGCGACCTTCGCGCGCGCGGCGTCTACAATTACGCGCAGGACCGTTCCACGTCCGTGCTGTGCATGTCCTACGCCTTCGATGACGACGAGGTCGTTACGTGGACGCCAGACCAGCCGTTCCCGCGACGCGTCGCGGAGCACACAGGGCAGATCAGAGCACACAACGCCGCCTTCGAGCGGCTTATCTTTTGGTTCGTCCTCTGCCCCGACCACGGCATTCGCGAGCCGTCGCTGACGCAGTTCTATTGCACGGCGACGCAAGCCCGCGCCAACTGCGCGCCAGGATCGCTGGAGGACGTAGGGCGCTTTGCTGGCGCGACGATGAAGAAGGACCATCGCGGGTCGCAGCTGATCCGGGCGCTGTCGGTCCCACGCGGCGACGGGACGTTCAACGACGATCCGGCGCTGATGGCTGAGATGGTGGCCTATTGCGAGCAGGACGTGCGTGCCATGCGCGCCATCAGCCGCAGCCTGCGCGACCTGTCCGCCGAAGAGCTGGCCGACTACCACGTCAACGAGCGCATCAACGACAGGGGCGTGCGCGTCGATCTGGCGTTGTGCACCGCCGCGGTCAAGTACGCCAGCGACGAGCTGGCCGAAATCCAGCAGATCGTGGCCGAGGTGACCGAGGGCGCGATCACCAGCGTGCGCAGCCCGAAGATGCGCCAGTGGGTGCAGGACCGCGTCGGCCCCGAGGCGCTCAAGCTGATGACCGTTCACAAGGACGGCGTTGAAAAGATGTCGATCGACAAGAACGTCCGCGCCAACCTGCTGACGTTTGCCGCCGAGAACCCCGACGAGGTGCCGCACGACGTGGCCGAAGTGATCCAGTGCGCTGACGACCTGTGGGCGTCCAGCGTGGCGAAGTTCAGCCGCCTGGCTGCGCTGGCCGACGACGAGGACCACCGCGTCCGTGGCGCGTTCGTGTTCGCTGGCGGCGCGGCTACCGGGCGCGCGTCGTCCTACGGCGCTCAGGTGCACAACTTCGCCCGCAAGTGCGCCAAGGAACCCGACGAGACGCGCGCCGCCATGGTGCGCGGTCACAAGATTGTGCCGCAGTACGGCCGCCGCGTCACTGACGTGCTGAAGGGCATGTTGCGCCCGGCGCTGCTGGCGAGCGATGGCAACTGGCTGGCCGTGGCCGACTGGTCGTCCATCGAGGCGCGCGTCAACCCGTGGCTGTCGGGCAAGGGCGACGCCAAGCTGGAGCTATTTCGCACGGGTCGTGATGTCTACAAGGTCAACGCCATGGCGACCTTTCGCGTGGCGTTTGAAGACGTGACGCCTGACCAGCGTCAGGTTGGAAAAGTTCAAGAGCTTGCCTGTGGTTTCGCTGGCGGTGTCGGCGCGTTTGCTGCAATGGGCCGCGTCTACGGCCTGTCGTTGCCGGAGCCAGAGGCCAAGCGCATGGTGCAGGGCTGGCGCGCGGCGAACGACTGGGCCATGCCGTTCTGGCAAGACTTGGAGCAGGCGTATACGCGCGCCATGCGTCACAAGGGCCACGAGTTCACGGCTGGCCGGATTACCTACTTGTTCGACGGAACGCACCTCTGGTACGCTCTGCCTTCCGGCCGCGTGCTCTGCTATCCGTTCGCGCGTCTGGAGGCCGAGGGCGTCACTTACGCTAAGGCCGCGTGGAAGCCCGCAGCAGATGCGAAAGAATGGCCACGTGCGCGCCTCTGGCGCGGGCTGGCGTGCGAGAATGTCACGCAAGCGACGGCCAACGACCTGTTGCGCTATTCGCTGCGGATGCTGGACGCGGAGGGGTTCGAACCCGTGCTGCATGTCCACGACGAGATCGTTCTGGAGACGAACGACTTCGACCGTACGGTCGAGGCGATGAAGCGGATCATGTGCTCCACACCGACGTGGGCCGAGGGAATACCACTCGGCATAGAGGTGCACACGATGAGACGTTACGGGAAATAAACGGGGAGAACGAATCACATGCGAGACTTTATCGAGTTTATCCAAGGGCTGGCAGAGCACGGCGAGACGCCGCTGCTGGTCAAACAAAAGCCGGTCATGCACAACGGCAAGCAGGTGACGCACGGCGACGGGACGTTGAAATATACGTGGCCTGCGTACCTGCCGACGCGCACGCCAAAGGCGGGCGAAGCTTGGTATCTTAACACCGGGTCGTTTATCGTTGACCGCTTTACCGAAGGCCAACCAAGCGCCAGCGCGTCGAACTGCGAGTTCGTGCTGTGCCTGATGCTGGACGACATCGGCACCAAGGCGCAGGAGCCGCCACTGCCGCCGACGTGGATCATCGAGACCTCGCCGGGGTCGTTCCAGTGGGGCTACGCCTTCAGCGACCAGCCGACGAAGGGCGAGTTCACCGCAGCAATTAAGGCGATTGCGGCCGCAGGCTACACCGACCCCGGCGCAACTAATGCGGTGCGTAACTTCCGCATTCCCGGATCGGTAAATCTGAAGCCCGGCCGCGACGGCTTCGTGTCGCGTCTGGTGTCGTTTCACCGCGAACGCGAGTTCACCCTGCCGGAGATCTGCGCCGCGCTTGGCGTGACGCCAGCCGAGGCCGACACGGCGCAGGGCGTGAGCTTCCGCCTGCGCGACACCGGCAAGGATAGCGTGCTTGAATGGCTGAACGACAAGGGCTTGGTCTTGTCCAACGTCAACGCCGAGGGCTGGATGGGCGTCGTCTGCCCGAACAGCGCCCAGCATACAGATGGCCAGATCGAAGCGCGCTACAAGCCGCTTGACCGGTCGTTCTGCTGCTACCATGGCCATTGCGAAGACTTCAACAGCCGTGCGTTCTTGCGCTGGGTCTGCGATAATGGTGGGCCGCGCGTCAATCCTGGCCTGCGCGACGAGCTGCTGGCTGAGCATATGAGCAACACGTTAGCCAAACTGACGCCATCCGACATGTTCTCGGACGATGCCGCCAAGGTCATCGCCGAGGTCGAGCGTAAGGAGCTGGGCCGCGTCGAGAAGGCGGACTGGTACGAACGCTTCGCCTACATCTCCGACGACGACTCGTTCTTTGACATCCGCGACTGTCGCGAGCTGGGCCGCACGACCTTTAACGCCATCTATCGACACGTCCCCTGTCAGTCGATCCACAACGGCCGCAAAATCGAGGCATCGATCTGCTTTGATGAGAACCGCCAAACGATGAACGCGCGGCTGCTGCGCGGTGTCACCTACGCCGCTGGCGAGGCCGTGCTGGTCGCGCGTGACGGCGAGGTGTTCGGCAACCGCTGGCGCAACGCGCGGCCGGACGTGTCGCGCGTTCAGCCGGGCGATGTCAGCCCGTGGCTGGACCATTGCAAGGTGTTGGTGCCGGAGCCAGCAGAGCTGGAGCACGTGCTCGACATAATGGCGTTCAAGGTCCAGAACCCCAGCGTCAAGATCAACCACGCGGCGCTGCATGGTGGTGACGAGGGCTGCGGCAAAGACAGCATGTGGGCGCCGTTCCTCTGGGCCGTCTGCGGCCCGCATCTGCGCAACCGTGGCCTGATCGACGCTGATGGGCTGTTGTCGCAGTGGGGTTATCAGCTTGAAAGCGAGATCCTGATCCTGAACGAGCTGAAGGAGCCAGAGGCGGCGTCGCGTCGGATGCTGGCGAACAAGCTGAAGCCCGTCATCGCCGCCCCACCGGACATGATCGTCATCAACCGCAAGGGTCTCCACCCTTACAACATGTTGAACCGCATGTTCGTCCTGGCGTTTACGAACGATCCGGTGCCGATTTCGATCCCCTCGCAGGATCGCCGTTGGTTTTGTTTGTGGTCAACCGCGCCCCGGATGGACCCCGCCCAAGCTGACAAGCTGTGGCGTTGGTACAAGTCGGGCGGATTTGAGAAGATCGCGGCATGGATGCATGCCCGTGACGTGTCGAAGTTCAATCCGGCGGCCGCGCCGCCCTTTACCGAGTTCAAAGCGAACCTGGTCGAGCATGGCATGAGCATCGCCGAGTCGTACCTTGTCGACCTGATCCGCGTCCGTGCTGGGGAGTTCTCGCGCGGCGTGGTCGGCTCGCCCTTCTTCGCGCTCTGCGACCGCTTGGTGGCGTCGGCACCGGCTGGCGTCAAGATCCCGCAGGCGGCGCTGCTGCACGCGCTCAAGGAGGCGGGCTGGACCGACATGGGCCGCCTGGCGTCGTCGCAGCATGGCACCAAAAAGCATGTCTTCGCCGCGCCCGACATGGCGCGCGAGCACAGCAAGTCGGAGCTGCGCAACATGCTGGAGACGCCGCCAACGCCGGGCTTGAAGATCGTAAAGTAAGAGCGCCGCCCCGGTTGATAGCCGGGGCGGTCTTCTAGTTTATTGTTTTGAGTTCCGCCGTCGATGGCGTTTTGATGGACGTGATGATCTTTTGCATCATCAAGAGCGTTAGCTCTTTCGTTTTCCGGTCTGTTGATGTCTCGGAAAAATGCGCCAGCGTCACGAATGCAATGGCCCGCTGCGACACAATGTCGCTGAAAAACATGGGTTCAGAGTCGTCGATGTGGACCACGTTGTCATCGTCATCGTTATCGTTCATGTGGCGCGTCCGTTCTTGGGGGTTCACGATAGAATGCCAGATGCCGGTCTTTCAAAAGCTCCTGTATCGTTTGCTCCTGCGCCAAGATCACAAGATTTAGCGCGATTAGTTCCTCTGCCATGCGAAACTCGGTCTGTGACCCGCTCCATTTATACCGGAACTCGTTCACAAGATCGTGAATCAAGCGCTCGTTCGGATGTAGCCCCGGCATCAGGCATACAGCTCTTCGAGCTGCATCATCGACGTGAATTGATACGAGACGATGTGCCCACCGCGCAGTTCTAGCTCATAGACACCGTAGCTCCAGCCGGTCGTCGCCGTGCCTGCATATTTGGCCACGTAGCCGTGCGGCATGGCCGACCCCAGGTTCATGACTTCGATTGAATTGTTAGCGCCGATTTTAGGCGTCTTGCGGAACGACGCGCGGTGCGTGTGGCCGAAGACGATTGAGTGCGTCGCATGGTTTGCGATCTGGTTTTCAGACTGCTGGCCCCCATATGGGCGGCCCATAATGTTCATGGGGACGTGAATGAAGCCCACGCCGTCGATGATCAGCCATTGACCGTAGGGGTGGAGCCGCCAGCGATGCCTGGTGCACAGGTCTTCGAATTGCGCCCATAAAGTTCCAACAGTTTCTGGCGTTTTGTTCTCGAACCGTTGGATTCTGTCTTCGTGATTGCCGCAGACCAGTTCAAGCGGAATGCTCAGGCCGGATGTTTCTTTGTAGAAGGCGGCCATGGCCTCGCCGCAGGATTGCAGATCTTCTTGGAAGCTAGGGCGCTGCGCGTAGCCTAGGCTGCCGCGCTCTTCATGGCACGACACCGAGTTCCACGACGCGAAGTCGCCGATCTGAACAATGCGGTCAGGCATACGTGCGACACAATGCCGCGCTAGCCATGTGAAGCGGTCCTTGGCCATGCCCGGCTCGTCGTGCGTGTCGCCTATCGCGACGACGCGAGTTGAACGGCCTTCTTTCGCTGGGATGACGCGCGTGCGGATCGGAGGCTTGGCGTCACGCGCGGCACGTAGCGCCGCCACTTCGGCTTCTAGCTGGCTGGCGGTGCGAATTAAGTCCGATACGCGAAGCGGCTTGTTACGCCGGATCGCGGATCGGACTGAACTTTCGTTGCGGCCAATATGGTCAGCGACGCGCGATGCCCCGCCCATCTGAACTATCAGGGTTTGCAATTCCGCCGGGCTTAACATCATGTCGCCGCCTCCGTCGTTCGCGGCGGAGCTTATTGCGGTTTTATGTCTGACGCATGTCTTTTTTAGTTAATATTGTTTCATCGGTCGTTAAGCACCCTCCACAGCAGGATTAGCAGTATCGCGATTGCAGCCGCGCCCATCGACCAAACCGCCAAGATGATCGGCCCGTAAATCAGAAACTCAATCATCAAACAAATCCCTCCACGCCAGACAGCACACGGCTATCATTGCAACCCAAACCAGCACCACAAGCGGAATTGCTATCATTAATCCGAGTGCTTCCAACATGTTCTTCTCCCATGAGTTGTCGCCGCAGCGTGTCGCGTTGGTGCCGCACCTTGCCCAGCTTGCGGCGTAGCTGTTCCTGATAGTCTCGCGCGCTTGTGAGCTGGCGCTCCAAATATTCGATGTGAGCCGCCGCCTTCAAGGACGCCTGGCAGCCATCGACGGCCGCCAGCGCGCGCAGGACGGCCTTGTGATCAGTCGGCTGCATGGCGCGGCCTTCCGTTCTTGCGTGGCGGTGCGCCATTGCGCCGCGCGATGAGCCGGACGTAACTAGGACATGACAACCCGAACAAGCGCGCGATGTCGAGCGTCTTGCGTCCGGCGAGATAGTGCTGTGTGATAATTTTGTCGCGCTCTGCGGTTTTTCGCATTATTTTCTCCCAAATGTTATGTTTGTCTCCGCCCTAATGTCTTGATTGCGCCAGGTCCAGCACTCGCCCGTGTTTTGAAACACGACCCAACACAGGTCGTGCTCGGCACCGTAGTCAATCAAGACATGCGCCAGCCCCTTGCCTTGTGGCGTCACAACGGGCATCGGCGGATCAAGTTGCAGTATCATCGCTCGCGTCCCCATGTCTGATCGCCCAGCGTGGCGTGCGCCAGTGCTAACTCCGCCCGCAGCCGCTCGATCTCAATCAACACGGGATCATCCAAACTCTGTGCAAGCTTCAAAGCCGTTCGCAGCCGCTCGATCTCGTCGGCAGCTTCTTGAGACAACTTATCCGGCTCGGCATCCTTGCGCGTCAGCGCCGCCCGCAGCCGCTCAATCTTGTTGGCGTCATCATTGGAAAAACGCACCCAACGGCGAACCTCACCCCGCAGGCACTCGATCTCGTCGGCGCATTCCGCGATCAACATTTCTGGATGCAACGGATCAAAAGTGCGGCCACCCACGCCGGGACGCCCGTCCAAGTATTTTTTCAGCCTCGTCACGATGTCGTCAGTCATTGGTCTTCTCCCCTTCAAGCGCGGCTTTCGCGCGGTCGTAGATGTCAGTTTTCCGGTCGCTCACGCTAATAACGTCCCGCAGCGCCGCCCGCAGCCGCTCGATCTCGGCCAATAGGTCCGGCCACGTACACTCAAAACACTCTCTGCTGCCGTAGATTTTGCCGTCTGACGGGAACCGCACGCCGTAGCGGTGCTTCCCGTCGTGGTCGTCCAGCCAGTCTGCCATTTCAATCGCGCCCGTGACCGGGTGTCGTGTTGGTGATGAGTAGTTGCTCATATCTCGCCCCTTGCTTTCTTTGCTTGATAATGTTCCCGCGCTCGCGTGCGCTTGCGCAGGCCGTCCTCAAACTCCCGTCCGTTCAGCCAAGCGTCCAGCGAGTGGACGCCATGCCACACGGTCGTCGGGTCGCGCCCGCCTGACCATGCGCCCAGTTGCGGGTAGGACACGGTCAGGCGGTCACGCGCACGCCACCAGGCGAGGTGGCGGGCGGTGCTGGCGGCCGCGACACGGGATGCGCTGTCGAACGTCGCCACGTCGATCTCGCACTCAGCGCAGGCGTCGCGCTTGATTGCCTCGAACGCCGCCCGTGTCGCGTGCGGCTTCACGCGGCGGTGCCGCCGACCAGCGTGACGGTCACATCGCCCGCGTCGTAGCGCGGCGCGGCCATAGCCGCCTCCAGCTCCGCGACCGCGTCAGCCGCTGCCCGGTCGGCCCGCCGGGCGCCACAGGCGCGCACGTACAGGGTGGCGTAGCCCGCCACGTCATGCGCGTGGTCGATGTGATCGACATCGCCAGCCAGCAGGCGCGCGGTCTTGCAGAGCCATGCCTCGCACGCTTCACGCTGCGCGTCGTTCATGTTGATGTAGCCCTTCGACTCGCGCAGGATGTCCTTCAGGAGCTGCGCGTAGCTCGCCACGTCGGCGAAGTCGCCGTGCGTGATCTCGCGCTGTTCAAGCGTCTGTTCGATCGTCAGCGGCGCAGCCTGCGCGGCGGGATGCGTTGCGGGTGCTGTTGCTGTTGCTGTTGCGGCCGTGGTCGTCTGCTTATGCTTGGTCATCTGTTTTGCCCCATTTCTCGACGTAATAAATTATTGACGTATGGTCGCGATTGCAAGCGCGCCCGATGGCTGAGTAACTCCAGCCAAGGGCGAGCAAGCGTCGGTAGATCTCCAGCCGTGGCCGGATGAGCGCGCCGCTTGTCGAGCGCCCGGTGACGGTCAGCCATGTGGCCCCGTGCGCCGTCAGGATGTCGGCGCACATGGTCTCGATTTGCTCCTGCGTCATGCTGTAGCGCGCGGCGTGGGCCGCTACGCGGTCCTTCCGCGCCTGCCTGCCTGACGGCCGTGGCGCGCGCGGCTTGGCCTGTGGCGCCCTTGCCCGTGCCGTAGGCAGGGCTTGGATCGCCGGTAGCGGCTCGGGCACCGGTGCAGGCGGTGCTGTCGGGCGCGGGCGCCCGGCAGCGATGCGAGCCTTGACGGCCGCATAGTGAGCGATCCAGTCAGTCATGACGTGACCGCCTCTCGCAGGGCTTGGACGACATCGCGCGGCGTGGCCGCGTAGACCAGCGTCCCTGCGGTCGTGACGCCGCGCCAGGCGCGGGCGCCTGTCGTCGGCGGCATGGCGCGGGCGTAGTAGCCCACGACGCGGCCGCGATGCGTCGCGGTGCGCGTCTCGTCAGCGTGGCGTGTGGTTGTCGTCGTCATCAGACAGGTGCTCCCAGAGTGATGCCGCGCCGACTAGCGCGAACGGAATGACGACGAACAGCACGACGGCGACAGCCAAGTGCATCACAGATTCAGCTCCTGCTGCTGGTCGTGCTGCGCCGCGTCAAGGACGTGGTCGGCCAGCTCCTGCCAGTTCACGTCCTCGAACATTTCGTAAGCGAAGTCGCGCACCAAAGCCGACTCGATGTGCGTCTCAATATGCTCAAGCGCAACCGCGTGCATGTAGTCGGCCAAGCTGACCGGCGGCTTGGCTCGGCCCATGTGCCAGTTGTTTAGGTCAAAATTGTCGAACACACGCGCGTAGACGCGCCATGTTGCGAAGTTGGACCAGCCGTGCGGCGATGTGCTTTTCATGTGCTTTTTCCCGTGTTGACGCGCCCCTCTGGCGCGCTATGAGCCGCCCCGTGGGGCGGCCTTAGCGCGTCAGGTAGGGTTACGCCGTTGCGGTGTCGGCTGCCGCTGTGGTGGCGTCTGCGGGCCATGCGGCGGCTGGCGTGCTGGCCCATGAATAGTAGAGCGTGCGGTCGGTCGTGCGCAGCGGCATGATGATACCGAACGCGTTGAAGCCGGTTTCGTAAGCGAAGTCGACGATGGCCGGAGATCCACCATTGTAGCGCACGATGGGGCTGGTCTTGCCGTCGCGGTCGGCCTTCTGGCCGGTCAGCTCCTGCCTGGCCTTCGCGAAGTCGGCTAAATATTGCGGGTTGTATTGCGCGGGCTTGCCGTCAAGATCCTGCGGCACGATGCGCCGGTAGTCGGGAAAGCTGCCGTCGATGCGAGAGCCGCCGAACGACTCGCCAGCATGCTCGAACGTCAGGCGGCCGTCGTCGCCGATCGTCAGCGTCGTCATTGCGTCGCCGTCGCGCTTGTTCACCTTCAGCTTGGCGACTAGGTCGCGCGGCACGATGACGGACGCGTGGGCGCCTGTCGCGCCATGCTCGCCATATGCCTGGCGCAGCACGATCATGCGATGGCCATCGGTGGCCGCCATGATCACGCCGTCCGGTGTAAATTCCAGATTGATCCCGTTCAGATAGTAACGTGTTTCTTCGGTCGAGACCGCGACCAAGACGGCGCGCAGGGCGCGGATGGAAAGCGTGACTTTAAGCATGGTGTGGTTCTCCCGTTTTGACTTTTCCAATGTAGCGCCGGACCGCAGTGCTGTAAAGCGTTTTCTTGCGATCCGGCTAACTTTTTTACGCGGCGTCCGATTGCGCCGCCACGTAGGGCACGTGCGCCTCAGCGTGGCAGCCATGCAGCTCGCCTGTGGCGATGGCCAGTTCCGCAGCGGCCAGCGACAGCGGCAGCCAACGGTTCGAACGTACGGTCCAATAATGCGCGCGCTGGCGGCCGTGCTTGTCGGCGCGAATGCGGATCTCAATGAGGCGGTTGAATTGGATGGCCATGGTCGTGGTTCCTGTCTTTTACGGGTTCAGCGCGATGGCGATGCAGATCACGCCAGCGATAAACGCGGCGGCTGCCAAGGCGTCGATGATATCTGATAAAATGGTCTTCATGTGCTTTGTCCCCTTAATGAGCGAAGGCGCTCGCATAAGCCGCGCCCGTTGCTGGCGCGCGGCTTAGACTTGCGTCGTCGTCAGGCGGCGCGGTCCGACTGCGTCGGCGCTGGTTCCCACTTGACGCATTGGCGCGCTTCCGACCCTGTCGCGCGGCACTTGACGCAATAGCCGGAGCGGAACCCGCTGGCGCTTGTGCCGATCCATTGCGCGGGCTTGCCGCATTCGTGGCCGAACGTGCCAGGATTGCTGTTGTGGCACTTGCCGTCAGTTGCGTATGTCATGTGCTGTCTCCCGTTTGCCTATGGACAGAATTTAGCGCGGCGCTGCGCTGTTGTCAAGCAATGTTTTGCAGATGGCTCAAAAAGAATGTTTCTGCCCGTTTTGAGGGGCTTTGAAACGTCTGGGTCATGGATTGGCAGCGATTGGCGGTTTGAAAAATGGCGATTGCCCATGGTGGCGAGTCGAGCAAGTGGCTGATAACGCGGGGGATTGTCGAGGGCGTTGACCTTATAGATAATCATTAGACCTCACCCCAAGATTTGAAAATAATATATAGGGAATCCCATATGGTGGGATTTCCCGTACGCCCCGCAACGTGACGCGCGCAAATCCTGCGCAGGATTGCGGCCTCCGGCCTCGCAATGACCCATATGGCCCAAAAGGGCTTTTTTGCTTCAAAATCAGCAACTTAACGTGGGTTTTCACCCTCAAAATGATTGCCCATACCATTGCCCATGATTTGCCGCTCTTGCGCTGCCAGGCTGCGCGCACCATATCTGCCATGTGCTTGGGCGTTGCCCAACTGACCTATGTCTCGCCATGCCGCCCAAACAACCTTGGCAAGTTGGGCAAACGCAAAAGGATCGCGCTATGAAGTCTGTCGCCAGTTCGCCCCGCGTCGAGACCGTCGAACACCTCCAGGCGTTGCTGTTCACGCCGGTCATGACGCGCAAGCGCTTCGACCCGCTGCTCCTGTACGTTCGCCACTTCCTGCCCGCTGGCATCGACGTGCAGCAGGAGCACCCTAACGGCGTCGTGCGCGTCGTCGTCAAGCACGAGGACGGTGAGGCGTATTGCGTGCGCAGCTCGCCGGATGCGCGCATCGCGCTGCTCTAGCGCATTGGCCGTCTGGGCATTGCCCATGGCTGTCGGCAGGGCGCGGGCGGGTGACGGCCGGTCGGCTGGCGGCGCAGGGCCGGAGCCGGGCGGGGGGGGGGGGGGCCCGGGCGGCGCCGGTCACCGGTCACGAAGGGTTTGCACAAACTTTTTTTTAATTTATAAAAAACAGCTATGAGCTGGCATTCCATTCCCCACGAACCGCGCAAACTCACCGCGACCGAGGCGCGTCTCGACGCAATCTATGCGGCCGCACGTAAAGGTCTGAAGGGCGACACGCTCGCCTTGGCGTCTGGCTTGCTCCCGGCGGAGTACCGCCAATTATGCCAATTTGACCCACTGGCCGAACTGGCGGAACTTAAAGGCCGCGCGGACGGCGAGATGGAAATCTCGTCTGTCTTGCACAACGCAGCCGCAGGCGGCGACGCCAAGGCGGCGCTGGAGATACTGAAGCACGTCCACGGCTGGGTGGCGAAGCAGCAGATCAGCGTGGACGTGGAGCAGCGCATCAGCATCACTGCTGCGTTGCAGGAAGCTAGCTCTCGCGTCATCAATGGATTTGTGGTAGATGATGCGGAGGCCGTAGACGCTGTAACGTCTTACGGCCCCCTAACGCACCAGATAGGAGCTGGCGGCTATGACGCAAATTACACAGAGCGAATTGATACGTCTAGTGACGTATGACGCGAACACAGGCGTAATTGCTTGGCGCGTGCAAAGAGGCCCAAACGCAGCGGGCCGCGTGGCAAACTGCCTTGATCATCACGGGTACATTGTTGTCCGCGTAAATCGGGTGCTGTACAAAGCGCACCGCCTTGCGTGGCTGTACACTTACGGTGAATGGCCGGAAGACGAGCTTGACCACATAAACCGCGTTCGCGACGATAACCGTATAGCTAATCTTCGGCTTAGTGACCGTGCGCGCAACCCTAAGAACACCGGAATGTTCTGCACCAACACCAGCGGCGTAAAAGGTGTAACGTTGCACAAAGCCAGCCAACGCTGGCACGCACGAATTTACGACAAAAACCGCTGCGTAAGCCTTGGGTATTACGATACGCTTGATGCAGCAGCCTCCGCCCGCGCGGCGGCGGAAGAAAAATACGGGTACAGAGCATGAAAACAACCGTTTACAGCCCGGACGAAGAACAGCGGCTTATGTCGCTTCTTTGGTCAAAACAGATCAAAGACGACCCATTGGCGTTCGTAAGGTTTAATTTTCCTTGGGGTAAGCCCGGCACGCCTTTGGAACATTTTTCTGGCCCGCGTAAATGGCAGCGCGAAGTTCTTGGCGATCTTGCGGACCACATACGCGAAAATAACGGTAAGATAGATTTTAACACGTTGCGTATGGCCGTAAGCTCCGGGCGCGGCATTGGCAAATCGGCGTTGGTCAGTTGGCTGATACTTTGGTTTATGTCCACGCGGTTAGGGTCCACAACCATTGTTTCGGCTAACAGCGAAGCCCAGCTCAGATCAGTCACTTGGGCCGAAATAACCAAGTGGCTAAGCATGTCGATGAACAGCCATTGGTTTGAAATTTCGGCCACCCGCGTCATGGCGGCTAAATGGCTGTCTGAATTGGTTGAACGCGATCTAAGCAAAGGTACTCGGTATTGGTACGTAGAAGGCCGCCTTTGGTCGGCAGAAAACCCGGACGCTTACGCGGGCGCGCACAACGTAGACGGCATGATGCTGGTGTTCGACGAGGCGTCGGGCATCGACGACGCCATCTGGTCGGTCGCGGCGGGGTTCTTCACGGAGAACACGCCCAACCGCTTCTGGCTGGCGTTCTCCAACCCGCGCCGCAACAGCGGGTACTTCTACGAGTGCTTCAACTCCAAGCGGGACTTCTGGCGCAACAAGATCGTGGACGCCCGGTCGGTTGAGGGGACTGACAAGCAGGTCTACCAGCAGATCATTGACGAGTACGGCGCGGATAGCAGCCAGGCGCACGTCGAGGTGTACGGCCAATTCCCGAACGCATCGGACGACCAGTTCATCGGGTCTGTGACGGTGGACGAAGCGATGAAGCGCGAGCGGGTCAAGGACCAGTCGGCACCCATCGTGATCGGCGTGGACCCGGCGCGGTTTGGGTCCGACAGCACGGTCATCGCCGTGCGGCAGGGGCGCGACATCATCGCGATCAAGCGGCACAAGGGCGACGACACCATGGAGACCGTGGGGCGGGTCATAGAGGCCATCGAGGAGTACAAGCCAGCCATGGTCGTCGTGGACGAGGGCGGGCTGGGGGCGGGCGTTGTAGACCGGCTGAAGGAACAGCGGTATAAGATCCGGGGCGTGAATTTCGGGTCCAAGTCGAAGAACCCGCTGATGTGGGGAAACAAGCGCGCCGAGATGTGGGGAGAAATGCGCGAATGGCTGAAGACGGCGAGCATCCCAAGCGACCGCTACTTGAAGAGCGATCTGATTGGACCCCTTATGAAGCCGGATTCAAGAGGGACGATCTTCCTCGAAAGCAAAAAAGACATGAAGTCGAGGGGGCTTGCCTCGCCCGACGCCGCCGACGCCATAGCGGTTACGTTCGCGTTTCCCGTTGCTCGCCGCGAAACGGTTGACCGCAACCCGCGCAGAGGGTACTCTGGCGCAGGAATTTCAACTTCTTGGCTTGGAGCCTGACATGGCTAACACAAAAGCAATCGGCGTCGCGTTCTTGGATCAGGACATTACCGGCGCGGATTTCGTTAGCGCCGGAACAGTGTACGCTACCGCCGAAATTGGCTACTCCGCGGCCGCGCAGGGCACGGTCACGCAGGCTACCAGCAAGGCCACTGGTGTCACGCTGAACAAGTCGGCAGGCCGCATCACCATGAACGGCGCGGCGCTGGCGGGCAACACCGCAGAGTCGTTCACGCTGACGAACTCGACTCTTAGCGCCAAGGACGTGATTGTCGTGTGCATCAGCGGCGGCGGGACGGCAGCGGCTTACACGGTCTACGTGTCCAGCATGGCTGCTGGCTCGGCGGTCATCACGCTGCGCAACCTGACTGCTGGTTCGCTGTCCGAAGCGGTCGTGATCAACTTCGCCATCATCCACGGCGCCTAATGGCTAAGAAGCCCGGACTGTACGCCAACATCAACGCCAAGCAGGACCGCATTGCGGCTGGTTCTGGCGAGAAAATGCGCAAGCCGGGTGCGGCTGGCGCTCCGACTGCCAAGGCGTTCAAGGAATCCGCCAAGACTGCTAAGCCTATGGCCAAAAAGGGCAAATAATGGCTGCGAACGACGTAAAAGCCGCCGGTAAGGTCTCCGAAGCTGACGACCACGACCGTCTGGCGACGATGCGTTCGCGGTTCACTATGGCTATTTCCGCGTATTCGGACAGCCGCGAGGACGAGCTGGACGATCTGCGCTTCATGGCCGGATCGCCCGACAACCAGTGGCAGTGGCCCGCCGACGTGCTGGCTACCCGTGGCTCGGTGCAGGGCCAGACAATCAACGCGCGGCCGTGTCTGACGATCAACAAGCTGCCGCAGCACGTCCGGCAGGTGACGAACGAGCAGCGCCAGAATCGCCCAACCGGCAAGGTCATCCCGGCGGACGACAAGGCCGACGTGGAGGTCGCCGAGATCTTCGACGGCATGGTGCGGCACATCGAGTACATCTCGGACGCCGACGTGGCCTACGACACGGCCTGCGACAACCAGGTCACCTACGGCGAGGGCTACATCCGCATTCTGACGGAGTACTGCCGCGAAGACAGCTTCGATCAGGATTTGAAGATTGGCCGCGTTCGCAACTCGTTTTCGGTCTACATGGACCCTACCATTCAAGACCCGTGCGGGTCTGACGCCGAGTGGTGCTTCTTGACGGAAGACATGACCAAGGACGAGTACGAACGGATGTTCCCGAACGCCTCGCCGGTCAGCTCCATGATGACGCAGGGCGTGGGCGACCAGTCGCTCGCGCAGTGGCTCAGCGAGGACACGGTCCGCATCGCGGAATATTTCTATTACGAGCACAAATCGGCCAAACTGAACCTGTATCCGGGCAATTCGACGGCCATCGACGGCTCGCCGCAGGACAAGCAGCTCAAGCTGATGTTCCAGAAGCCGCTGCGCACGCGCAACGTGGACCAGCGCAAGGTCAAGTGGCTCAAGACCAACGGTTTTGAGGTGTTGCAGGAGCAGGACTGGGCGGGCAAGTACATCCCGGTCATCCGCGTCGTCGGCAACGAATGGGAAGTGGACGGGCAGCTCTACGTGTCCGGTCTGGTGCGCAACGCCAAGGATGCGCAGCGCATGTACAACTATTGGGTCAGCCAGGAAGCCGAGATGCTGGCGCTGGCTCCCAAAGCACCCTTTATTGGTTACGGCGGCCAGTTTGAAGGCTACGAGAACCAGTGGAAGACGGCCAACACGACAAATTGGCCCTACTTGGAGGTCAACCCGGATGTCACTGACGGCGCTGGGTCGGCTCTTCCGCTTCCGCAGCGCGCAGCGCCCCCGCTCGCACAGACTGGCCTCATACAGGCGAAAATGGGGGCTTCTGACGACATCAAGGCCACCACAGGTCAGTACGACAGTTCGCTTGGCGCGACCAGCAACGAGCGGTCTGGCAGGGCCATTCTGGCTCGTGAAAAACAGGGCGATACGGGTACATATCATTACGTAGACAACCTGTCGCGCGCCATCCGGTACGTCACGCGGCAGCTTGTGGACATGATCCCCAAGATTTACGACACGGAGCGAATCGCGCGCATCGTCGGCCTCGACGGCGAGGTCGGCATGGTGAAGGTCAACCCGCAGCAGCCCGAAGCTGTTAAGCAGATCGTTGACCAGATGGGCGTTGTGATCGAAAAGGTCTACAACCCGTCCGTTGGCGTCTACGACGTGTGCGTCACGACCGGGCCGGGCTACATGACTAAGCGCCAAGAGGCGCTGGATGCCATGTCGATGCTGCTTCAGTCAAACCCGGACCTCTGGAAGGTCGCGGGCGACCTGTTCATCAAAAACATGGACTGGCCTGGTGCGCAGGAGATGGCCAAGCGGTTCGCCAAGATCATCGACCCGAAAGTCATGGATGGCGAAGACCAGTCGCCGGAAATGCAGATGGCCAAGCAGCAGATTGAGGCCATGACGCAGCACATGCAGCAGATGGAAGGCATGTTGCAGCGCGTCCAGCAGTCGATGGAAGCGCAGGATCTGGACATCAAGAAGTTCGACTCGCAGGTGAAGGCGTACGATGCCGAAACCAAGCGCATTTCAGCGGTGCAGGCGTCTATGTCCGCCGAACAAATCCAAGACATCGTGATGGGCACCATCCACGCGGCCATCGACACGGGCGATTTGATCAGCAACATGCCCGACCGTGGGCAGCTTGAGCAGAACGAGTTTGGTGACGCGCCTGCAATGGCCCCACAGATGGGCGAGATGCCTATGGAACAGCCTCCGCAGCCTGACATGATGGGACAAGGCCAATGAAACCCGCTGACTTCATCGGTTGCATGTTCTTGGCGCGGGATGTGGCCCATTCCGTCCACCTGAACACCCGCAGCTTTGCCAAACACATGGCCTTGAACACTTTTTACGACGAGATTGTCGGCCTAGCCGACTCTTTTGCCGAAGCGTATCAGGGCCGGCACGGGCTGGTCGGCCCGATCACGTTGCATTCGGCCAAAAAGACCTCTAATATCGTTGAGTTTTTGACGGAAAGCTTGGCCGAGATTGAAGAAGCTCGGTATAAGGTCTGCGACAAGGACGAGACGGCCATTCAGAACATCATCGACGAGATCGTCGGTCTGTACCTGACGACCCTTTACAAACTTCGCTTCTTGGCGTGAGGCTCTGACATGGAACTTTTGAACCCGCTTATTGGCGACCAGTTTGTAGCGCGCACGGCGTCCTTTACCGGCACCGCTGGCTCGACTGGCACCTGGCCCGCTGGCCCACAGGGTGTTGTCGTCTGGTCCGATCAGGCGTGCTACATCTTAGTTGGCGAGGGCGTGACCGCCACGACCGCCAACGGCACACCGCTCCCGGCCAACACGCCGGTCCCCTTCGTCGTACCTAGCGGCACGGGCGCGCCTTGGCGCGTTAGCGCCATCCAGGTCAGCACGGGCGGCACGCTGTACGCGAAGCCGATCAACATCCGATGAGCTTTGGCATCCCCGTCCGAAACGGCCTTGGGCTTGGCTTGCTGGCGTCTACGACGCTGGCGACGAGGAACGCTTTTGGTGGTGGCCCGCCCGGTCCCACGGGCAACGGCCTCGTCTGGGGTGCGACTAACTATCTGGTCTGGGGCGCGGGCAACTTTTTGACTTGGGGCTAACACATGGCTGACATCAACCTTAAAACCCTCACGCCCGATACGTCGCTGCCGACGACGGGGTTCCTCTTCGGCGCGGACAGTCAGTCGTCCACCAACCCGTCCGTCTACTCGACGCAGACTGTCGCCACGACACTGCTGGGGTCCACGTCGCTGACGGGTGACACGCTGACGGCGAACGCGCCCGTGCTGAACTTGTCGCAGACTTGGAGCAATGGCGCGGTTACGTTTACGGGCATGAAGTTCAATGTCGCCTCGGATACGTCTGCTGCGGCGTCGTTGCTGATGGATTTGCAGGTTGGAACGGCAAGTAAGTTCAGCGTAGATAAGTCTGGAAACATAAGCACGCTAGGAACTTTACTTACCAACGCATCGCAAGCATGGGTTTCAGCAGCAAATAACGCCAACGCTCGCCTTAATACGTCAGGTTTGAAACTTGCTGCCAACACGCTGTTTGGGTGGACCACTACTGTCAACGAAAGTAACGATGCGCTTGACCTTATCCTCCGCCGTAAGGGAGCCGCCAACCTCCAGCTTGGAGCCGCAGACGCAGCCTCGCCCGTAGCCCAGACGCTCTCCGTTCAGAGCATTGTTGGTGGGGGTGGAACTCCTAACCTGTCCGCTGCGGCGTACCCGTTCAAAATTACAGGCGCGCAAGGCACTGGGCAGGGTGCTGGGGGTAGCATTATTTTCCAGACAGCCCCTGCTGCGGCCTCCTCAGGCAATGGGCAGAATGGACTAACCGACGCGCTAACAATTGACTCGGTCGGGTCAGTTCAGATTGTGCGCGCGCTAACGGTTGCGACACTCCCCGGCACACCTTTGGCGGGCATGATTGCTAGGGTGTCGGACGCGCTGGCTCCTGCAATTGGCGTAACCGTTGCCAGTGGTGGTTCTGCCTACGCACTCGTCAATTACAATGGTTCTAACTGGACAGTCATAGGGGTTTGACATGATTACGCTTACACTTACCAACGAAGAAGCCAACGCGCTGGGCGCACTGATTGACATGGCCGTCAAGGCTTCTGGCATTCAGGGTGCCAAGGCCGCAGTTATCCTTTTTGAGAAACTTGAACAGGCCGCGCAAGCAGCCCAGACCGTGGAGCCGACAGAATGACCATTTCTTACCAGTGGGCCGTAAACTCCATGACGGCGTACCCGCAAGCCGAAGGCCAGACCGATGTGGTCTTCCAAATTGCCTACGTCCTGTCAGCCACGGATGGCACGTACAACTCCGCCGCCTACGGCTCGGTTGACACGACCTACGTCGCCGGGTCGCCGTTTACCCCGTATGATCAATTATCGCTCGATCAGGTCAACGGCTGGGTCGCCACCGCGCTTGGCCCGGAGGGTATCGCCAAGGCTCAGGCCGACTGCGACGCGGCCATCGCCGCCCAGCAGGACACGTCCAAGCCCGTCACGCCGCCCCTGCCGTGGAACATCCCGACGCCCGCGCCGGACCCAGTGCCGCCGGTTGAAGAGCCGGTGGTCTGATTATTGACGCCGACGACGCCTTGTCGTAATGTCAAGCCATAACCGTACTGGTGAGGTTCACCAGGTATCCGAAAGGACACATAACGTATGAGCGATGAAGCTCTAGAACTATCAGCGGTTGACACCGCGCCGGTTGCTGAAGCCACGGCGGCTCCTGCTCCTGTTGATACCCAGCCGGATGAATCCACGACGGAAGCGACCAAGTCTTTCTCGCAGGAAGAGCTTGACGCCATTGTCGGAAAGCGTCTTGCACGCGAACAGCGGAAATGGGAACGAGAGCAGGCCCAACGTCTAGCCGATCTGGAGGTCCGTAGGGCACCCACGATCAACCCGCCTGATGTCAACGACTTTGACAATGCCCAAGCCTACGCGGAAGCGTTGGCGGAACGCAAAGCTCAGGAGTTGGTCGCCAGACGGGATTCGGCAAAGCAGCAGGCGGCTCTTCTGGATGTCTACCACGAAAAGGAAGAGGATGCTCGGAGCCGCTACGACGACTTTGAACAGGTCGCGTACAATCCGAACCTCCCCGTCACGGACGTGATGGCCCAGACGATCCAAGCTTCGGACAATGGCCCCGATGTCATCTATTGGCTCGGTTCCAACCCGAAAGAAGCCGGTCGCATCTCTGCCCTTCCGCCTATCCTGCAAGCGCGAGAAATCGGACGAATTGAGGCCAAGCTGGCCGCAAGCCCTCCGGTTAAGAAAACATCGAATGCTCCCGCGCCGATTGCTCCGATTGCAAGCTCCAGATCGTCTGGAACGCCCGCTTACGATACGACCGACCCTCGCTCTGTAAAAACCATGAGCACGTCGGAGTGGATTGAAGCTGAGCGTATGCGTCAGATCAAGAAGCAGGAAGCGAAGCGCAACCGCTAGCTTTTTGAAGGAATATCAAACGTGGGCAATCAGATCCTTACTATCGACATGATCACCCGGAAGGCTCTCGAAATCCTCGAGAACAACCTGGTGCTCACCCGCAACGTCAACCGCCAGTACGACGATTCGTTCGCCGTCGAAGGCGCCAAGATCGGCTCGACCCTCCGCATCCGCCTCCCCGACCGCGCTCTGGTCACGGACGGCGCTGCGCTCCAGGTTCAAGACGACAACGAGCAGTTCACGACCCTGACCGTCTCCTCGCAGAAGCACATCGGCGTAAACTTCACGTCCGCTGAGCTGACGATGCAGCTTGACGACTTCGCGGAACGTGTTCTCAAGCCGCGTATCTCGCAGCTCGCCTCCAGCATCGACGCCGATGTCGCCAACTCGTTCCAGTCGATTTACAACTCGGTTGGCACGCCCGGCACCGTCCCGTCCACTTCGCTTGTCCTGCTTCAGGCTCAGCAGAAGCTGAACGAGTTTGCCGCCCCGATGGCCCCGCGCTATGCGACGGTCAACCCGGCTGCGAACGCTGGCCTCGTCGAAGGCATGAAGGGTCTCTTCAACCCGACCTCCACCATCAGCCGCCAGTTCAAGAACGGCATGATGGGCGAAGGCATCCTCGGCCTTGAAGAAGTCAACATGTCCCAGTCGATCCGTCAGTTCCTGACCGGTTCGGCCGTGCGTACTGACTCGCTCGCCGTCAAGACGACGCTCTCCACGCAGGGCATCAACACGATCACGTTCAAGTCGGCCACCAACGCGAGGACCGTCGTCCCCGGCGATGTTTTCACGATTGCCAACGTGTACGCGGTCAACCCGCAGGTCCGTGAGTCCACTGGCTCGCTCCAGCAGTTCGTTGTGACCAACACGGTCACCTCGTCCGGCACCGAGTTCGCCAACGTCACGTTCTCCCCGGCGATCTACACCTCGACGAACGCTCTCGCGACCGTCGATGCGTTCCCCGTGGCTGACGCTGCCGTCACCCTGCTTGGTTCGGCCAGCACCTACTACCCGCAGAACCTTGTGTACCACAAGGACGCGATCACCTTCGCCACTGCCGACCTTCTGCTTCCGCAGGGTATCGATATGGCCTCGCGTCAGGTCCACAACGGCATCTCGCTCCGCGTTGTCCGCCAGTACGACATCAACAACGACCGTCTCCCGTGCCGTATTGACGTGCTGTACGGCTACAACACGATCCGCCCGCAGATGGCCACCCGCCTCTGGGGCTAAGCCAACCCCCCCCCCGGCTAACGCCGGGGGCATTTCCTTTTCTTGAAAGGCTCTTATCATGGCTCTCCCTTCTGTTGGCGGCGGCTATCAGTTTAACGATGGCAACCTGAATGAAGTTAAGCTCACCGTCGCCGCTGTCCCGGCCACGGCAACCGACAGCGCCACGCTGACGGCTGCGCAGTTGGTCAACGGCATCATCATCGGCACGCCGACGACGACGGCCGCCTACACGCTGCCTCTGGCGACGGACCTTGAAGCCGTGCTGACGAACTCCAAGCCTGGCTCGACGTTCGACTTCCGCGTCATCAACACGACGACGGCGGGCGTCATCACCGTGACCACCAACACTGGCTGGTCCATCGGCACCAGCGGCTCGCAGGGTCTCATGACCATTGCGGCTACGGCTGGCACCGTGCGCGGCTTCCGTGCGCGTAAAACTGCCGACAATTCTTGGGCGCTCTACGCGATCTCGTAAGCAAATCGGCCCCTGTTTCGGCAGGGGCCACCTTTTCAGGAAATTTTATGCACATCTATCTGCGTCACCCGGACCACGGCACCAAGGTCGCCACGATGGACCTTGAAGCGATTTATGATGAAGAGAACGGCTGGACGCGCTATACTCCCGGCGAACAGCCCGCCGCGCAGGCGAACGAACTGGTCACCAGACGACGCGGGCGTCGTCCTTTGGTTGAGGAAATAGCGGCAGATGGTAACGACAGCGGGCGATCAGATTAATGGTGCGCTTCGGCTCCTCGGCGTTCTAGCTGAAGGTGAAACGCCGTCTGCGGCCACGTCGCAGGACGCGCTGACGGCGCTCAACCAGATGATTGACTCGTGGAACACCGAACGGCTTGCGGTGTTCTCCACGCAGGACCAAGTGTTTAGCTGGCTGCCGGGCAACATCTCGCGCACGCTCGGCCCGACCGGCGACTTCGTCGGCAACCGCCCGATCCTGCTGGACGACGCGACCTACTTCAAAGACCCGGCTACCGGCATCTCCTACGGCATCAAGATCATCAACCAGCAGCAGTATGACGGCATCGCCGTCAAGACTGTGACCAGCACCTACCCGCAGGTGATCTGGCTTAACATGACCTACCCCGACATCGAGATGTACATCTACCCGGTGCCGACCAAGGTGCTGGAGTGGCATTTTATTTCGGTTGAGGAGTTGACGCAGCCCGCCACAATCGCAACAACGCTAGCCTTTCCGCCGGGCTACCTTCGCGCGTTCCGGTACAATTTGGCTTGCGAAATGGCCCCGGAGTTTGGCGTCGAACCGACGCCCACGGTTTCGCGCATTGCCATGGCGTCCAAGCGCAACCTGAAGCGCATCAATAATCCGGGCGACATCATGGCGCTGCCGTACAGCATCGTCGGAACGAGACAGCGGTTTAATATTTTTGCAGGGAACTACTAAATGACAAGCTCCATCAAAATCTCAGAACTGCCCGCCGCTACGACCCCGCTGTCTGGCGCAGAGCTTGTGCCTTTGACGCAGGCGGGGGTCACCAAACAGGCTACGGTAACGCAAATTGCGGCATACACTTCTAACACGACTTCGCTTCTAAACGGCGGGGCGGCGGCGGCGTCCACCCTGACGCTTCAGTCTACGTCAGGTGTCGGCACGTCCGACGCTGTCATCTTCAAGACGGGCAGCCAAGTCGAGCGTATGCGCATTGACACCAGCGGCAACGTGGGGATTGGGACGAGTTCGCCGTCCTCAATTTTAGAAGTTGCATCCGCATCCCTTGCGACAACGCTGAATGCGACCCAAACAAATGCCAGTTTGTTTTTCAGGACGGATGTAAGCAACAGCGACAAACTTGTTTTCAAAGCCACTCGATTTGCCGCTGGGAGTGATTGGACCTATGCCAATCTGACTCTTGGCCGAGCAATAGCAGGGGCTACCTCTGGATTCCCGACCGTAACTTTCGGCAACAATAGCGCCGGAACTTTTGACCCGATGCTCGAACTCAGCGTTGGCTCTGCGCTGCTGCGTATGACCAACAGCGGCAACGTGGGGATTGGAACCACGTCCCCGTCGCAGCTTTTGGATGTGAACTCAGACAGCATCCGCGTCCGCACAGCCAAAACCCCGGCTTCGGCATCGGCCACTGGAACGCAGGGCCAAATTGCGTGGGATGCCAGTTACATTTACGTTTGCACAGCAACAAACACATGGAAGCGCGTTGCGCTGGCAACTTGGTGAGTGACGCCTAATGACCCATGACACGGCTCGCGCTTTGGCAGATGCTGGTTACATGACGGTGGCGGAGTACATCCGCGTGTGCGAAGAGAACGGTTGGACATGAAAAGCCCCATCCTCGGCAGCAGCTACGTGGCCCGCAGCGTCAACGCTGCGGACAACCGCATGGTCAATCTGTTCCCTGAGATCGTGCCGGAAAACGGCAAGGAGCCTGCGTTCCTTCAGCGCGCACCGGGGCTAAGTTATCTTGCGACAATGGGCGCAGGCCCGATACGTGGACTTTGGCAATTCGGCAACTACGGCTACGCCGTGTCGGGCACGTCGCTCTATAAAATTGACACCAATTTTAACGTCGTATCTAAAGGCACCGTGGCGGGAACTGGCCCCGTGTCAATGGTTGATAACGGCACGCAATTGTTTATTGCGGCGGGCGCTACCGGCTACATCTACAACGCAAACACGGATGTGTTTGCGCAGATCACGGATGTTGACTTTGCGGGCGCGGTAACGGTCGGGTTCCTTGACGGCTATTTCGTATATAATCAGCCCAACAGCCAGAAATTCTGGGTTACGACGCTGTACGACGGCACGTCTGTAGACCCGCTTGATTTTGCCAGCGCCGAAGGCTCACCTGATAATCTGGTATCACTAATCGTGGACCATCGCGAAGTTTGGTTGTTTGGTCAAAATTCAACCGAAGTCTGGTACGACGCCGGTTTGCCGGATTTTCCGCTATCCCGCATTCAAGGCGCGTTTATTGAAATTGGCTGCGCTGCGCCATTTTCGGTTGCCAAACTCGACAACGGCGTGTTCTGGCTCAGTTCGGATGCGCGCGGGCGGGGCATGGTATACCGGTCCAACGGCTACGCTGGCGTCCGCATTTCAACGCATTCTGTTGAATGGCAAATCCAGCAATATACCGACATTTCAGACGCTGTGGCGTACACCTACCAGCAAGACGGCCACGCCTTCTACGTGCTGAATTTTCCCTCCGCCGACATCACATGGGTTTACGATGTGGCTACGCAGGCTTGGCACCAGCGCGCCGGGTGGCTTAACAACGCGTATACCCGTCATCGGGGCAACTGCCAGATGGCGTTCAACGGCCAGATCGTAATCGGAGATTATCTGGGCGGTCAAATTTACGCTTACGACCCTACGGTCTATACCGAAGCCGGGTCCGTCCAAAAATGGTTGCGTTCTTGGCGAGCGTTGCCTACCGGCACCAACAATTTGCGCCGCTCGACACAGCACACTTTGCAACTTGACTGCGAAAGCGGCGTTGGGCTAAGCGGGTATTTGTTTGAAGATTACGCTGCGTTGGCGGCGGAAAGCGGGGCGTTTATAACGACGGAAAGCGGCGTTGACATTTCTGCGATTTCGTTTACCCCAACGCAAGGCACCAATCCACAGGTTATGCTGCGTTGGTCAGACGATGGTGGGCACACTTGGTCTAGCGAGCATTGGCGGTCAATGGGCAAGCTGGGCGAAACCGGCCACCGCGTCATATGGCGCAGGCTTGGCATGACCATGAAACTCCGTGACCGCGTCTATGAGATTTCAGGGACAGACCCGGTTAAAATCGCCATTATGGGTGCGGAACTAATCGTGGCACCCACCAATGCCTGACAACATCACACAAATTCCAGCTCCGCGTGTTCTGCTTTGGGACGCGATGACAAACTATGTGACGCGCGCCTGGTATCGGTATTTCTACAACCTTTATGCCATTCTTGGCAGCGGCTCGCTTCGTAGCGGGGCGTTTTACGACACCACTACGCAGACTGCCGCCGCCATCAACACGGCCTACGCCATAACGCTTAACAACACCAGCATAAGCCAAGGCGTTAGCATTGGGACGCCGACATCGCGGGTCTATGTGGACCGCACAGGCTCGTACAACATTCAGTTTTCGTTGCAACTGAACAGCACCAACGCGGCGGATAAAGACGTGTACATCTGGGCGGATGTAAATGGAACGTCCGTACCTGAGAGCGCCACCAAGCTGAGTTTGTCTGGCGCTAGTAAAGCTTACGTTGCGGCTTGGAACTTTGTCATCCGCATGAGCGCAGGTGACTATTTCCGGTTAATGTGGTCTACTACCAACACAAATGTCCAAATAGCCCGCATAGCGGCGTCTGCGCCTGTACCGGCCATCCCATCGGTTATCTTGACCGTAGCTGCAAACATAGGTGAATAATGGCTGTCCTCACCCCCGCTCCCAAAACAGCTTTTGTTAACGCTGCTGGCGAACCGCTCGTCGGTGGAAGGCTGTACACCTACGTTGCGGGCACAACCACGCCGCAAACGACCTACACGGATTCAACCGCAGCAACGGCCAACACTAACCCGGTCATCTTGGACTCCCGTGGGGAAGCTAACGTCTGGCTGGGCGGCGCTATCTATAAGTTTGTGTTGAAAGATGCTACCGACGCCTTGATCTGGTCAGTGGACAACATTTCTGCACCTACGGCGGCTGTGTCGCCTGTGCTGTCGGGAAACGTCACTATTTCCTCTGACACGCCTTCGGCCGCGCTAACAATCACACAGACCGGCACAGGCGCGGCGCTCAAGGTGCAGGACTCCGCCGATCCTGACGTTACGCCGTTCGTCATTGACAACACGGGGCAAGTCGGTATCGGCACCGCCACGCCTGTGTCCGCGCTGGAGATTGCCAGCCCCGGCGTCTTTACCGGTGCTTGGGCCTATCTGCCCGCTGGTACGACGATGCTGTTTGTACAGACCAGTGCCCCAACTGGCTGGACGAAAAGCACCACGCATGACAACAAAGCTTTGCGTGTCGTCAGCGGTTCTGCGAGCAGCGGCGGCTCGGTTGCTTTTACTTCTGCTTTTACCTCGCAGTCTGTGGCAGGCACAATCGGCAGCACAGTTCTGACAACCAGCCAAATTCCGTCCCACACGCACAGCTTAAACCCAGTACCAACAGTGGGTAGCGGATTTGGCTATACAGGAAGTAATGGCGTCACTGGTGTAAGCCAAACAGTTACTGGTTCTGCTGGTGGCGGACTTGGCCATGACCACACATTTACTGGCACGGCAATCAATCTAGCCGTATCGTATGTTGACGTTATCATCGCGGTAAAGGCCTAGCAATGCAGCTCAAGAATGGCACGTTCTGCCCCCTGATCAAGAAGGACTGCGTACAGCTTCAGTGCGCGTGGTTCACGCAATTGCGTGGCACGCACCCCCAGACGGGCGCGGAGATTGACGAGTGGATGTGCGCCATTTCGGCCATGCCCATGCTACAGATTGAGGTTGCCAAGGAAGCCCGCCAGGGTGCTGCGGCGACTGAGAGCTTCCGAAACGAGATGGTGCGGGCGCAGGGCGAAGTGCTGCCGCCGCTTCTCAAACAATTGTCGTAGGAACCCGATGGCAACGCGGTTGGTCAATGATCGTGATTTGGCCCTAAAAGTCGGTTTTCAGGCTACGGATTGGTCACACCCGGTCGCATACGAGGACTACGCAAACGTTTTGCAAACGTGGGACGTTAAGGCTATAATCCGCAACGACACCTGTGTGGGAGCGGCGTACTTCAAAGACGGCGAGGTTCATGTGTCGGTACTGCCTGAGTGGCGGCGGCGGTGGGCAACGCGGCGGAT